AATGCTTCTTCTAACTCTACTCGGTCTAAAGTTTGGATTGCGATTGCAGCAGCATGAATTGCAAATTCTTGATCTACTGGGAGGTTGACATCCATATAATTTAAAACCTTTATACATATATTACCAATAGTGAATTAAGGAGCAACACTATACAGTGTTTAAGATCTAGTATCTACAGTAAAGTTTGGGATATCAGGAATATCGTCATCAATACCAGTCTTCTTTAGATCTCTCGATTCTATAAACTCTTCCAAATGTTTCTTGGGATCTGTAACTGGGGTCATGGATTCTTACGTTTTTCTTTAGCAACATAGAACTTACACCATAACTGCTTCCGAAAAGTATCATAAAACTAACAGCTATAGTGGTCATTTGTAATTTCTATGTTTCACTGTATTCTAAGACTAGTAAAACTTTGATATGACATTAGAAGACCTTGTCAGACACTTTATAGAAGCATCAATCAGTGGAGCTAGTAAGACGCAAGTTATTAGAAAATTCAAAGAATCATATAACTTAAATGAAAATCAAGTAAAAAAATTAGAATATTTAGCAAAATTTAAGAAAAAACCAAGAAAAATAAATTATAAAGAATTTTATAAAAACAATATTACTAAAAAAACTCAAAGAATATATTATCCCTTTACTCAGTTATATAAAAAAGAAAATTTTTTATCAGATAAAGAATGCGAAAAATTAATTTTTATGATATCAAAGACGCTCAGACCTTCTACTGTCGCAGACAAAGGAGATACATGTCTTGTAAATAATTACAGAACGAGTAAAACTTCTGATTTAAATTATTTTACCGACCCTTTTTATTTAAATATTGATAAAAAAATAGCAAATTTAATGAATTTAGAACCATTTTTTGGAGAAACAATGCAGGCTCAAAAATACGAAGTTGGTGAATACTATAAAGAACATTATGATTTTTTCTCACCATTTAATCATGAATATAAAACTTATTGTGAGTGGATGGGTCAAAGAACTTGGACAACTATGATTTATCTAAATGATGTAGAGGAAGGAGGAGAAACTTATTTTAAACATTTAAATTTAAAAATTAAACCAAAAAAAGGCTTATTAATAGGATGGAATAACTTATATAGTAATGGATTTCCTAATTATAAAACTATGCACGAAGCTTTACCACCACTAAAAGAATCTAAATATATTATTACTAAGTGGTGGAGAAGCTGGAGTCTTATTTAATTACCACTTAACTTTATGTGACCAATATCTAGCTGAGAACTTATCAGGATTTGGATCTTGTGCATTATGTCTTGCATAATATGATTTCTTTCTAGCTTTATCTTTTGCGGACTTTGGATTCTTACCAGCTCCTTTAACCCCCTGCTGACCAAATCTAATTATCTTTTCTTTTCCATCTTTACAAGCTTTTACAACATGAGACTTTGTCTTATGACTTGGAGTCCTTTTTGGTTTATTACATTTCAAATGTTCCTTTGAAAGTTTTTTAGCTTTTGCTCTCTTCGTTTGCGACGACATCCTCTTCTGTCTCGTACTTATATGTCAGTGTCGATCTAAGATGCCACTGATGTTTTTTGTGCTCTCGACCACGATCAGCTGCCATATCCTGAGTGAGATCATCCCCAATCATACCAGCATACTTTGCTAACTCTTCAAAAAGACCAGCAAGCACGTTATGAGCCACACTTAATTCTAAGATGATTTTATCTTCGTCATATGGATTGCTCATGTCTATTTCCTGCATTCTGGTGCGTAATAGATTCTCAACTCCAAGAGGTGTCATTACATTTATTGATCTAGCATGCTCTGCAATAGCATCTACACCTGCATGCATCTCATCTTGTATATCTCCAGTTAAAAGATGTACTTGATAAAATTTAGAGCCATTTAAACCCCAATGAACCAATCTGGTTGTTTCCAAAACAAATATAGAATCTCTCAAACATTGAACGACTAGATCATTAACGTATGTTCTGTCCTTTGGATTTACACTGTCCATTAAAGAATTTTTATAGTACCTTTCTGTACCTTAGCTCTAATACTCTGATCTTCGCCACCTTCAGTCCTGGCTAGAGCATCTGGCATACGTGCCTTCTGCAATTCAGGCATATATTCCATGATCTTTTGACTCTTATCCTTTAAGAATGCTTTGGCTTTAGCTTGAGATCCATCCGATGTAGAAATCATTTGTTATGTACGGAGTAGCTTTATCTGAAGATAAAAGCTTAATAGGAGCACTATTATCTTCTATCCAATGCTTTATTTTACCAAGTCTTTCCTCTGAATAATAAGAATTAGATGGATTATACCAATCTTCCAATAATACAGATCCTTTTGATCTATTGCATTTAGAACAGGAACAGATCATATTTGATTTGACATTATGACCACCTTTAAATTTTGGAACTATGTGATCAATAGTTGCAGACTTTACATCTAAATCTTTATCGCAATATGCACACTTCCATTCCCATGACTCGAATATTGACTGTCTAAATTTTCGTCGAGCATTGCGAGGAGATAATTCAATTAGGTTGACTAGTAAATCTTGCTCGCAATTAATCATATATTATGCAGCTTTGAGAAAACTCTATGCTGCATAAACTTGCACAAATGTATCTTTTATTCCATTAATGGCACTAACTCAATCTCTTCTTCTATCTCACAGTCTGATTCTTCTAACAATCTTAACAAATAATAATGAATTTTTTCAGTCACCCACTTCAAATCCTCATCCTTTACATCATTGAATATTGCATTTAAAGATAAATCACGGGACGGGGTTCGAATATGATCGGCTAACAATCTAAGAGCTTTATATCTTTCTTGATTCATCTCCGACAACATCTCATGTAACCTCACCAATATCTACATTACCTGTTTTTTCTACTTCTTCAGGGGGATGTTCTACTTCTTTTTTAAGAAACTGGACAATTTCTATTGCTCCTAAAACTTTCATGTAAGATTCTTTTGCTTGAGCAATTTCTAAATCTTTTAATTTTATATCATTAGCTAAAGCAGTCTGCTGTTCAACAAGTTGCTTCATTGTGTCATCTAATTTTTCTAAAGAAACTTTGCAAGACATAGTAAATATTCTATTAATTTGAGTATAGCTTCCTAAATTTTATCTAGCTACTAGCAATCGTTATAATTTCTTGCTACATCTCCACCTATTTCAGATCCTTTATCTTGAGCAACCATTGTAACGAGTCCAGCTAATAACCATCCAACTATTGGTACGTTACTTATAGCAGGAGCTGCTTTAACCCCTACAGAGGCTCCTACGACCCTTCCTGTAGCATTTCCACTGCCTTCTACCTTTATGCAAGCTATATCTTTATCAGTCATTACAGTTCCTTCTTTAGATGAATTAGAACCTCCAAAATCATCCATAGTGTAAGTTTCTCTTAAAACTACATTAGATTTTTTATTGAATAGACCTTTATTTTCATCTATAAGCTTATCTCTCATAAGAATTTTTGGATCGTTAGCCCTGTAACTGATACTGTATCCCTTTTCTGAAGTGACAACCCGATAACTTGTATAAGGACCTACTGGTAAATTTAAATTAGGAAAAGGACTTTTAAACTTTTGAGAAACTAAAGTATTCATCAAAGAAAGATTAGATATTCCTAAGATGCTTACTAAAGCTATTACTCCCCAGTTTCTTCTCTGTCTGTAGTACATCTCACTTGTTAGTATTGTCGGTAATAACTTTGATTGGTGCTTGTTCGATACGCAATATCTGAGTGTGAACCGCATCTGATTTACTAGCTGAATCTTTAGCTTTTTGACTCTTACCTCGTGATGCGTCAACACCAAAGCTTGAAAGCGTAGCTGTCAGGATCGAAGCTGGAAATGTAATATCCTTCGGTTCATTACTATAGCCTGGGATAGATATGTAGTTAAGGCTGACGATAAATCCGCTCCAGGCGATCACGACAAGCCTGACTACGACTGAGATAAAGGCTAATTGCTCATCTTTATCATCTATGTTTTCCTTAATCTTCGTGAAAACATTTTTTTTCTGTTGTGATTTAGAAGACTCTTTTAAATTTTCAGTCATTTTATAATCCAATTAATACTAAGTTTCGCTCATGTAAACTTATGTATAGCAAACAATAAGTACAGAAAAATGAGAAAATTTCTCCCTTTGTTGATATTGATATTTGCACCAGCAGCAAAGGCAGATATCACTCATAAACTATCAAGTAGTGTACAGCTACAGGTCAATGCTGCAGCAACTAATGTTGAGAGACTTGGAAATACATATAGTGTTTCAGGAAACAATGTCACAACGAGTTATACACCAGAAGGTGGTTCATCTACCACCTCTATTGGTGCTATGACGATTTCATCAGGAGTTGGATCAATTCCTACACTCTCAGCGGTTCAGGCTACAGCAGGTGAAAGCTTCAGCTTCACTCAAAGTTTTACTCAAGGAGATGCCTTGGTAACTTCTGCTCCAGCTACAGGTTCTGTTAGTGCTTTTTCTAATCAAACCTCAACTGCAGCAGGAACTGCAGGCACATTAGCAGGTACAATCGATTCAAGTTCAACAATTACACTGACAGGTGGTGGTGCAGGAACAGTAGCCACAGGACAATTTGTAAGTGAGATCAGTATCAAATGAAGTTAAAGGATCATGCTTTTGCAATCAAAGAAAGTAAAAATGATAAAGATCCTGAAAAGTGTGATACCTGTGGTCGTATTAAGCTCACTGAGTGCATCTGTAGAAGGCGTTCCTGTGGTCCCCAACTTTCAGAGTGGTAGTCTTACCAGCCATACAGAAACCACTTCTACGGTCACAGAAACCATAAATGTCGTTGATTATCAGACTGGGTGGCAATATACCGTAACTGGTAATAACATTAGTACAGATGCAAGTAGCTTGGTTCCTCCAGCTCAGAGTGTTACACAGTCTGTTAATGGTGTAAATTCGACGTGGACAAATCTAGATACAACCAACATGCCAAACTTCACAGTGACGGATTCAAGCAAGCCGTGGCAACTCACAACGACTCTCAGTCAGCCAGGATTAAAATCTCAGACAATAATACAAAGAACAACAGAGATAACTTCAGTTACAGATACGGTTTCAACCTTCAGTCAGTAAAATATTTACTTTTAGCTTTAAATATATTTAGTACTCCTATCTATGCAAACGAAGTAGGAGGAGTGTCAGCCACAGCTAATCCCGTCGCAAATTCTAGTGGTTCAGTATCCAATTTAGCCGTCCAAAATTTATCGGGACCTTATATAACTAATACTCACGGAAATGGGGTGTCCTGTCAGGGGGCAACACTTAGTATTACTCCTTTTGCTACATTACAAGATTCATGGAAGGAGCCTTATGAAGCAGAATATATGGATCCAGTATTTGACACTTCAGATATAAATAATGACGGATTATTAGACAATCCTGGGAGTGTACTTTATTACAAGCCTACTAGAACAGGACAGAAAACTAATCACAGTATTGGATGGGGTATCAGTATGAACATAACTATACCCTTAGATAAACGTCATAATGAGGGTTGTTTGGCTGCTGCTAATACTCAGAATCAATTAAATCAGCAAATATTAGCTAATAAAAGATTAGATTTTGAGATGGCAAGATTAAAGCATTGTGCGGAGCAAAAACGCTTGGGCGTAACCTTTCATCCTTCAAGTCCAGCTGCCCAGATTTGTGCAGATATTGTAGTTGCAAATCCTCATGGGGTTATTCCTAATCATCAGCACGAGATTCCGAAATAAGTTTCTTTTTTCTCTTTAATCCTTTAAATCTTTCTCTATCTTTTTTTCCAAAAAAACCTTTAATTTTCTTAGATAATTGCTTTATTAATGGTTTTATTAACCTTAATAACAAGGGTGTTGCTGCTGCCGAAGCTGTTGCTACCACTGCAATTGCTGCTGTAGTACTGACTTGACTAGTATTAGGAAGTAGTTTTTCTATTGGAGAACTTGGTTCATACAATACAACACAAGTAGTTCCTTGTAATTCATGACCTACAACTATTTCTTCCCCAGTGCGTGTTAAATCTCCAACTCTTGGTTGATTGGGTGCAGGACATTCAACTTCTTTTTGTGGTGGAAGAATATTATCTAAGTTGGGTTTAGGAGTTTCTAATTCAGGAGCAGGTTTTACTGTAGGTGCAGCTACATCTTCTACAAAAACTAAATCTTCAGGAACATAATCCATCGGAAAGAAATATGGCACAGTTCCATCACATAAAGTTCTATTACCTCTATCATCTTCAGTAACAAGTTTTATTGATTTTTCATTAGCTGGATTAAATACAACACAGCCTGGAACTTGGATTATAGGATTACCAATAGTTAAAGTTACAGGAGGACTAAAAGGTATCGATTGTATAGGCGTATGAATATAACTATTAATAGGAATTATTTCTAATTTATTTATATTTATTTGATTTATTTCAGACAATTTTAGAATGGATTCATAGGTGCACTCCCTTTAGGAATTACATCACCAGTTATATCAGGAATTGGTAGTGAATCTCCTAAAGTATCTCCTAAGTTGCCTGTAATCGACTCTAATGCCTTTTCTTTAATATTGTTGATGATTGCATCTTTATTTAAATAAATGCCTAATCCAGCCCCTACAACGGTTAAAGAAACTACACCTGAAGCAACAGCTATTGCATTAAAAATTTTTTGCATTTTTATTAAAAAAATATCTTATTTTTATTCTACTGTTGTTTCTACTAATTAACCAGTCTAATCAGCAGCTTCGGGTTCGTTGCCATCTATAGCTTTCCACTCAAGGTATTTTTGGTAATCGGTGTTCGCTTCGTCTAATGGAATCCCTGCTCCATCTGTTCCACGAAGAACACCACAGACAAATTCTTCACCAGTGATACGACTTTTAGTTTTTACTAATTTATAAATTGGATCTGTTGGATATGCCATAGTTTAAAACTCCGCACTAATTTTCATAGGACCTGTGTTAGGTACTGCGACCACAGTTCGATTATCAGTATTACCAGAGAAACCATTTAAAGTTCCAACTAAACACGTTTCATTGTTATAACTATTTATAACCATTGCAGTACCATCATTATTTTTTCCTCCATTATCACCATGCCACATATGATATGTGATGCCACTTTCAACAGTTGGAGTTGCTCTCATTGCCACAGGTATTGGTATATTTAATTCTCTGACTTGACTTGAACCATTACTGTCTCCACACATACCTGTGCTTTGACGTACCACTACAAAATATCTTTGACAACGTAACAGTTCCTGCCCAAATGACTTATGCTCAAACTCTGTTGCCACTCCACTATCACTAATTTCTAATTGAACTCCAGTAATAAAAAATTCATTACTGGTATTGTCCATAAAATTACTTTGTCCACTTGCACCTAAAAAAGTACTTGAAGTTCCTACCCATGAAGTTGTTTCAGCTATTAAATCATCAGGGCCACATACAAGCCAGCACCCAAAGAAACAAGCATCAGTAGCAGCTGTACCAATTTGATTAGTTGACGTATCAAGATCAAATGCAAAACTAAAACGCTGCCAACTAGAAGTTACTGTAAAAGCTCTGACTTGTTTATAAAAATTACTTCCATTTCTTAATCTAAGAAAAACACTATATTGATGACCATTATTTGAACTTCCAGATTTAGCAAAGAAAGAATATACTATTTTCTTTGCTCCACTAGTACCTGATTTGAAATCTTGTAAATCTTGACCTTCTAAAAGTGTATATATACCTGCATTATCACTAGCAGAAACACTTTTAGTTGAATCAGGAGTTACTTTTAAAGATTTTTGAAATCCATCTGGAGTATCAGTTTCTTGAGTAATTGTAGTATCAAAATCAAAAGCTGAACCCACTTCGGTTTTAAATCGATCTATTGTATATATTTCATTTGCATCAGTAGAAAATGATGTTCCACGTTGTGAAACTTGCATAGCTCCATTTATTATCTTGTTTCTACTACTAAGAGGTGCACCACCTACTGAGGTAAGATTAGCACTGGCTGTTCCATCATTAGCTACTGTTATCGCATCCGATGATGCTGATACTCCTCTAATTCCTCCGACTTTTAATGTACTCATGGTTTTGGATTAGCGTCCTTTACTGCCTTAATAGAATTATAGAATGAAGCAAACTTAACTTTCAAGTCTGCATCAGCATCTATTGCATGCCAAAGTAAATCTAATTGATTTGGCAATGTATCGTAAGCTGCTCTTCTTTTAGATCTATAACTATCATGTTCTAAATCCCAAGCAGTCTGTAATGTTGAAAGTCCAGTTGTTACCTCAGACTCTGTAGGTTTAGAACCTCCATCTAAAACAATAAGATTTGCATAGATTTTATCTTTTGTATTACTCCATGAGAACCATTGTCCTGTTCTAACAGTAATCAAATAATCTTCAATATGATTTGGTCTACCATTTCTATCCATTTTATGTGTCTCCTAAACGTGTAAATCTAAAAAATGTTTCAGTAGCACCTGAATTACCATTAGTATATACATTACTTCCCCCTGTATCAGTTCTTCCTTTTGCTCTGAAAGTACTTGCATCTGTTACATCAATAATGGCAGAGGCTATACAGTTTGAATGTGTGTTTGTTCCTTCACATTGCTTTATATGTGCTCTAGATAAAGCAACTTGGGTGTAATTACTTCCACTATTTGAAGAAACCTCAATATTAATAATAACTTCTCTCTCATCTCCTGCAAAAAACCAATTTACTTGAAACTGCAATAAATATAGTCCCGTTTGAGGAAAAGTAAAAATACCAGAACTTTCTGTCATTCCTGAACCTCCAATTGGGAAATTCATGGTGGCAGTATCCGATCTTTCAAAATTTTGTACAGGATCAGCATTTCCTTGAAAACTTGTATGAACTCTATATTCATCAATCATTGACACACCTTGATTATCGGGTCCTAACGTAAGGTTTCCTGTATCTGGTAAAGTTATTACTCGTGTATTTCCACTAGAAGCTGGAGCCTTTATTTCAAAGGTTCCTCCTCCAGAATCAGCTGTTAATTTAATAGAACTCATGGTTTTGGATTAGCGTCCTTTACTGCTTTTATGTGGGTTGCCCATGTACCCGTTGTATCTAGTTTACCTGCAACAATATCGTGATATATCATGTCTAATTGATCTTCTAATGGAGCATAAATAGTTTTATCACCAATTCTTCTATCATCTTTATATTTTACTTTGGCATACTCAGAATCTAGTGTAACTCTTGCTGCATCAATCTCAGATTGCACAAGTGTTATTTGTGTACCATCAGCTCTAAACGCACCTTCACTATCATGAATAGTAATAGCGTCAGGATAAGCTTTTCTTATGGCTTCATGATCTAAATTTGCCATTATGCTTGTAACTCCATAAGTGTTAAGCAGGATGTGCCAGCATAACTTGTGCCAGCACCTCTTCTATTTACATAAATAACCCTTCCAGCATCTCTTGAAGAACCATATATTTGGTATGTATGAGAGTTAGTGTCATTTGGTCCGTCAAATATGGCAGAACCATTTATATTTGCATTATCCCCTGCACCGTGATTTCCATTTGAGTTGTCACTATACCAATTTATAAATGTCGAAAAACTTCCACCACCAGAATTTGAAAGACCAAGTGAGTCAGAACCATCTAAAAAAAGTCTAAATTGCATAAAAATTGTCCCATCTCTACCACCATTAATATCTATTAAGGCTATTAATTTATTAGCTGCATTTGTTTTTGCAAAATCTATACTAAGTCCTGAAAATGCTCCAAAAGTATTTCCTGTATGAGAACTCATATCTTTTTTATGAGCTGATTTTGCTTGAACAATAGTTCCTGCACCCAGCTTAGGTGCAGTAGCTGCTTTTGCAGCAAGTGTATCAGTATCAACTATTCCGTCTGGTAACCCTCCTACCGAGATTCCTGTTACTGTTCCTGATCCGTTAATTGAAATAGGCATAATTTAAACCACCGTATAGACTGAACCGCTGGGTATCGTGAGCGTCACGCCTGCGTTAATTGTAATCGGTCCAAAGCTACCAGCATTGCAAGTAGCTCCAAATGTAGTTCCGATTGTGTAGTTAGTTGTTATCGAAGTCCCATTCTCTATTATCACCTTGTCATTCCCGCCACCAGTTGCACCAGATGGTGCATCAACATACGAGAGCACACCAGCACCATTTGTGGATAAGAGCTGTCCCGAAGACCCTGTGGAAGTTGGAAACTGTGCGACCTTTGTACCATTTGCAACAATACCGATCTGTCCAGAACTTACTCTAAAAAATCCAGTGTCGGTGTCTGAAGAGAAGGTAATAGAGGGAACTGAATTTGTACCGTCAGGGAATGTACCACCTGCATTTAAATAATCTGCACCTGCGAAGATGACTCCAAAGAAAACCTCTCCAGAAGCTGGGGCAGAGCTAAAAACTATATTTGTTCCTGATAATCGAAACCCTGTCGAGCCTGAAGAATCTGGTTCTTGAATTACACCGCCAACAGATATTAATAATTGTGTTTCATATTTTGGAAATGGAGTAGGTGCAACTCCGCCAACTAGTAAAGAAAATGAAGTAGTACTTCCATTAAATGAACTTGAAATATCATCAATAGTTTTGTAATCAGTATTTGACCTTAAATTATTACCTATATACGGCATGATTACTGAAATCTTTTATATGCTTCTTCTATTTTACAGAGACTAATTTTTAAGAATTAGGACCTTTTGTTGAGGGCTGAGTCGGCCAAACAACATCATCAGGAGTTTTATCTTTATAAGTTTGAGGAATATCTCTTATAACTTGTCTGTATGCAGCCCACTGAGCCTGATCTACAGTCGCACCAGTTGTCATTGTCCAATCTGTATCTTTTAATATTTGATCTCTTGTAGCTCTGATATCATCCCAAGTTAATGGCATATCTTCAGTTTCAGTTGCATTTGTTTTTGCCCATTCCAAATATTCAAGATAATCTGTATTTTCAGAATTAACAGGAATACTAGTATGTTGATTATTTTGATCGTTAGTTCTAATCAAAATATCAGTATAATTTCCTCCATATGGATTTTTTGCCCATTTGTATGTATATTTCATAATTCAGCACTCCATGCAAAACTAGTTGTACCCTCTGGAACATGATAATAATAAATCCTGCCACTACTAGTATCCCAAGCTTCTCCAGAAGCTGGTCTAGAAATCCACTGTGCTCCATATTCATTTGTTCCACCACTAATTGCAAAAGTATTTGCTGAAACAGAGTTACCTTGATCTAATCTATTTTTAAATAAAAGACTAGTATCAACCTGAGTTCTACTAGGTGATGTTCTCATTGGAACTGGAAAAAATAATGCTACATCAAGATGATCACCTGCACTTACATGACCCTGCATCGGACCTTTATGTGCATAATAATATCGGTAACATCTGTAAAGATCTTCTTGATAACATTTATGCTCAAAATCTGTTGCCACGCTGCCTATTTCAAGCTGAACTCCTGTAATTTCTAAAGTTGCATCATTTGTTGTATACCATGTTGATGTACTGGCTCTACCAAACTGATTACCTGAAGTTCTTGCTTGCCAAGCATTTATTGTCGCACTATCAGTTGCAAAATCTGATCCTGAAAAACCTATTATTTCTAGTGTAAGTCCTTTTCCATTGTCATTATCAAAAGTTATATTACTATTTCCTGGAATTGTTTTTGTTATTTTTGTCCAAGTATCAGCAGATAGAGAACCTGTTTCAAAAGGAAATATCTGCCTTGTACCATCTTCAGATGTAAATACACCTTGAAAACTTTGTGCAACACTAGATTTTATCCAAAATTGCAAGGTCACATTACTTGAACTTGATACGTAATTCCAACCACTATTTGCAATATCTTGTGCTTCTACGTGATACCTCAAAGCAATAATATTATCAGAAGTTCCTGCACCACCTGTTTGATTTCCATTTGTTATCTTGTATGCTTTTCTGAAACCTGATGTGTAAGGTGTTGTTCCACTTGAAACATCAACTTGTGCCTGTGTAGGTGTTTCATCTGTGCCACCTTTAGAAAACTGAAATCTATCAACAGTTTGATAACCAACATCAGTAGATGACGTACCACGTTGAGCCACTTGCATAGCCCCGTTGATTATTAAATTTTTACTCGTACCAATCTTTTTGGTAGTTGCTGTATCTAGTCTTTCTAATCCAACTTGAGTAAGAGCCATTTGTTATACCTCCTTAAGTTTGTTCTAGATAACTTACAGTTACATCTAAAGCACTTGCTGTACCAGATCTCACTCTTAAAATATCATTGGCTTCCATAATTACTTTTGATCCACTTATAAGTTCTAAAGAACTTCCTGCTGGGACTGGAGCATTTCTTATAAGGTGAACATCATCACCAGCTGTTACAAGAAAAACATCAACTTGAGCACTGGCTCCTGTTGTATTTGAAACAAGGACACTGAGAAGAACAATGGTTGCACTTCCTCCACATGTTACAACATTCGTATTAGTACTACTAACAGCATCTGTTACGACGTTTGTTTTTGTGTCACTTTTGAAGGTATTTGCCATATCAGCCTAGAGCTATTATTAATGCAAGTTGGTCAGTAGAATCAAATCTTCCTGTAACAGTTAACGAACCTGTTACGGTTACGTTTCCTGGAATTGAGACTGATCCATTAGAATCTATTGTAAGACGGCTAACTCCTCCAGTTACCAAAGATATAGTGTCGGCAGAAGGACTAATTAATCCTGTGTTTGGATCTCCTTGAAATTTTAAACTGCAATTAGTAACAGATCCTAAAGCTAAAGCAGAATTAGATCCGTCCTGTCTAAGTAATGGAAATCCTCCATTGGTTATTGCATCATGTATTACAACAGTTTTTAACGAGGTATCTACTGTGACTTCACCATCAGCACCTTTAAATCCTGAGTGCTCTGCTGTTGTTCCTCTTCTAAATTGAACTTGGGTTGCCATAATACTATCCTAAAGCCACTGCTATTGCGGTAGCGAAGCTCTCCGTTGCAAAAGCAGTCGGCATATTAATTGTAACTTTGTTACCTGTTGCAGCAGTTGTGATGTTAGTACCTCCTTCTATATTCAAAGCTTCAGAATCTAAATCAATTGCAATTGATCCCGAATCTCCTGTGACATCTAAGTCTTCAGCTGTAATTTGAGCATCCACATAAGCTTTAATTGACTGTTGAGATGCAACCTTTGTGGCTGAGTTACTGGCAAAATCATCTTCATCCAAAAATGCACTACCACTTATTGCTGTATTTAAAACTGGACTTGTTAAAGTTTTATTTGTAAATGTCTGTGTTGCTGCTAGTAATGCTAAGGTATCATTTGCATCTGGGACAGTTAAAGTTCTAGTAGTGCTGCCTGAAATAGAGGCTAAATCAAAAGCAAGAATTTTTGAATTATCTGAATTATTTCGAATTCTAAATCCGCTATCATTTGTAATAACTGCAGTAGAAGTTATCGATGTCAACCCAGTAAATGTTGTAGCACTTCCTCCAAGAGCAACCCCAGTACTACCAATAGTTAATGAGCTATTAGCAAGATTACTGTTAGCAATTGAAGATGCAGTGGTAAGAACAGTACCTGTCTCAGCTGGAAGAGTAATAGTTACATCTGAGGTTGATGCAGCACCTTTAAGAGTTACAGAATTTGTACCATTATCAGTATCTTCTTTAAAAATTATGCTTCCTGCAGAGCTTGAAGATCCTGTAAGAATTGGAGCAGTTAAGCTTTTATTTGTTAAAGTTTCTGTTCCTGTGGTTGAAACTAATGTGGCATCAGTAACCGCAGTGTTAAATTGAGCAAGAGTTCCCGATATTGTGTTAGATCCAAGAGCTAAAGTTTTATTTGTTAAAGTTACTGAATTAGTTAAAGTTACTGGATAGACAATATCACTTGTTAAAGCAACAGTTCCTGTGGCATCAGGTAAGGTTATAGTGCGATCAGCAGTTGGGTCTGTAACAGCTAACAATAATTCATTTGTATCTACTCCTCCACTTGATCCTTCAAAGGTAATACCTTGACTAAATCCTCCGCTATTATCAGCGTGAAGTACAATATTACCGCCTCCTCCTTGTGATCCTACTTGTAATTTTGTTATTGCTTGAATATTGGTTAATGACAGACCAGTAATTGTGTCTCCTAAAGAAACTACATCACTTCCTAGAGTTATAGTTGAATTTGCTAACTGAGCATTTGGTATTGCATTGGTTCCAAATTCTCCAGTAGAACTGTTATAAGTTAATCCTGAACCTGAAGCAACACTTACTAAACCTCTGACATCAGAGTTAGATGGTCCTGCGTAAGTGATCACTCCCGTTGAGTTATTATATCCAAGACTTCCTAGTCCACCTGAGTCAGTTACTGAAACAGAACTTCTAGCTCTTGTAGTCGTAAAATATTGATTTGAACCCTCACTTAAATCTGAAGTACTATTTCCAGCAAAATCTAATTTATCAGAAGAAGAATTCAACTCCTGAAAAAGACCAGAAACAAGTACTAACGCCTTCCTAGTTGCCATTTAATATCTCGATCAAGCTCTTAACCAAAAGAACTTATTTACATTTATTTTACGATGACCAAACTGTCAGCTTAAAAGTATTGGTCGCTCCGCATTTACTATAAATTGCCCAGTACTCCCAGCTTCTCCTACTCTAGTTACATATTGTCCAGCACTTGATGGAGGTGTTTCAACAATTGCACCTGGAGATGCTGCTGATAAAAAATATTGATCACCTGTATTTAAACCAGAAGTTGCAACTATCCCAGCAACAATAACTTTTACTGACTGTCCAGCAGTTTTAGTTGTCTCTGCAACTCCTGCTACACAGGCTTTATCAAAAGTATCATTTGCAATTGCTTTGCCTACTTGTCCATCACTAGCTCTTGAATATAATGCATCACCTTGATTAACATTTTCGAAACAAGTAGTTTCGTATCCAGTAACCTTAAATACTGTCTGACTTGGCATTGTAGATTTTAAGTCAATTAATGCCTCTGTTAAACCTTGAGCATTTGGTTGATAAGGTATGTAATTTTCTACACTAGACATTAGCTTAATTTAATAGGTGGTTCAATTCGAATAGCAAATTGTGTTGCTGTAGATGCTTCTCCAACTCTTACAACAGCCTGACCAGCACTAGATGGGGGAGTTAATGTTATTGCCCCAGCTGTAGATGGAGATAAGAAATATAAATCACCTGCATCTAAACCACTCATAGTCTTTAGACCAATAACAATAACTTTTACCGTTCCAGAAGCACTAGCATCTGCATTTGCAAATCCAACTACTTGAGCATTTTCTTGTAGACCATTCGATGCACTAGCTTTACCTACCTGACCATCACTAGTTCTCATATATAAAGCGTCATTTTCACTAACATCTTCAAATGCAGTAGCATCAAATCCAACTTGTAATGGAGCAAAAGTAGGAAAGCCCTCTTTTAAATCTATAACAGCATCAACTAAACCTCTATAATTAGGCTCATATGGTTGACGAGTCATCGTAAAACTATTTGCTATCATCAAGTCTCTAAGGACAGCTATAGCACCTTCTATATTTGGTTCGTAACCTGTAGCCATAATATTTGCATATAATTATCTATTTTAAACTGTGCCTACTATTATAATTAAGGTATGGAACCTCAAGTTATTGCAGCTATTATCTCAGGAAGTATTGGAGCCTTTGCTGGTATAACTAGAGCTTTGGGAAATTTTAATAAAAAATTAGATAGAAGATTTGAAAATATTGAAAAAAATGTAGAAAAATTAAAATATGAAGTTTTACATGATTATGTATTAAAAGAAGATTTCTTGAGAGAGATGCAAGCAGTTCATAGTAAATTAGATAGAATTTTAGATCATCTACTAAATAAATAATTAAACAGCTTGCCAGTTACCAAGTGCAGATAAATATATTTTTAAAGATCCACCTGCATTTGTATCCCAAACTAATTGCCCGTTGACAGGATTAGCTGGTAATCCAGCAGAAACAGATGCAACTGCTTTTACGATTTGAAATGCGGAACCATCATGAACTTTGAATATATGAGTACTAGCTGTATCTAACCAAGTTTCACCTTTACTAGAGGATGTAAATCCAGCAGGTGAACTATTGGGTGCAGTAGATCCAATATGAACAGGACCTACTTTAATTAAACCTGTACTTGGAGATGCAGTATTATCCGCAAAGAATAATCCTGGACTTACATTATTGTTGTTTACCGCTAATTCACCAGCTCCTAATCTTATTGGAAAAGGTCTGTCATGTGCTGTGCTCGATCTACGAGATTGAATCTGTACTGCCATAGTTAGACATTTATATATAGTCCTGCATCTACTACTGTATCTTGGGCAGTCTCTGGATTATACGTACCAGCATCCATATTACTTGTATTAACTGCAGCATCTAACAACTCTCCATTTATATAATCCCCAGCTTGTAATAGTCCAGCTTCAAAAACATTAGTAAATTCTGATAGTGGTTTATTTACAATTCCAAATTTTATATCATCTAAAACTGTAGGTGCTTTATTAAATAATTTATTCACCATCGCAATCATCCTGTTTGTAGTATTAAAAGCTTTGCCTGATCTATTTAAACCACCTGTTTCATCTCTTTTTAAACTATCAGTTAAGGTCATAGCAATCACAGATGGATCAAAATTAGCTACATCTTGAGGTAAATTAAAATCACCAATAATATTTTTATTACCTTCCCATTTTGTTGATCGATTATATAGAGCAAAAATTTCCACTGCTTCTTGCATTTTTCTTTTTTCTTTTGCCCATCTCTTTTCCCAATTTTCTAAGCCTTTTCCGATTGGTTTATCACTAGGTTCTAATAACCAAGATCCTACATATTCATGCTTCTTTAAGTTTTCTACAGTCACATATCCACCAGTAGTTTGTGTAAATGGATAAACAACAGTAAAACTATTTAGGTTTGGGACATCGGTAATCGTATATTCACCTGATATTGCATTACCACTTGTAAAATTTAATTGAATTTTATCGTTTTTATTTAAATTATGATTTTCAAAATCAACCGTAATATTAACACCATTTTGATTATATTTTGCAGCTAACTTCAGTGGCTCATTGCCTTCATCATGAAGTATCGACCACATAGCAGCGTAAATATGTTTGCACCAACGTAGCTGATAATATTGTAAATTTTGAAAAGAATCTTGTTTTTCATCTTCATATTCTGGTAATTCATAAAAGTTATTTATTGTGACATAACCTAAGTCTCTAAATACACCAGGTTCATCTCTTCTTTCATCTAAAGATCCATCATTTTGAATTATATTTCCTGGTTTAGTATCTCGAATTGCAGTTACAGGAAACTTTTCATGATTCTTTTGACTAAATAAATCATAACTATCTCTTCTTGAAAAGTCCTGACAAGAGCAGTTCCATCTTAATTCTGTAGTTAAAAATCTTCCTACTGCAAAACCTCTATGAGCAGGTACAGTTGTTTTAGCTATTGTATCTACAGTTTTTGCACCATAACTATCTGCTTTCTGAAAGATAATCTCATTCGTAGTTGCATCAGATCCAGTAACTGTATATCCCACATAATCGTCATATCTAAAACCTCTAATTAATCTAAATAAAGTTAAATTACCTGAAGTTGTGCCAGTTGGAATTGTTGTGAATTTAAATTGCGTGGGGCTAGTAACTTCGATTGTATATCTACCAGAAATAACAGCTCCTGTGCTTACATCAACGAACACTCTATTGTCTGTAGATAGACCATGAGCAGAACTGCAAGTTACAGTAACTGTGGAACCTGATCTTGCATATGTTGAAGATATTCCAGAATCTCTTTCTACTATGCGATCTGCCATCCTTTCTCCTGCTAAAAAAGCAACTTCTGTTGGTAATGATCTTAGTTTTACCCTTACAAATCTCCAACGAGTATCATTAAATGCTGTTGAATTATGGTAAACAACGTTACCTGAAGTTGTTGCAGATCCAGATGCAGTCAATGTAAAAGTGTTTTGTGTTTTACTTACAATTGTTAAAGTCTCATCTGTTGCACTACCTGTAGATATATCTAAATAAACATCATCACCGGGAAATAAACCATGATCATTTTTTGTTACCACTAAAGTAGTGCCACTCTGAGAATATGTAGCATTTACAGACGGTGCTAAATATCTAACTTCTAATATTGGTAATCCAAATTCATAAAAACTAAATCCATCTGTATCTCGCATTCCACATATATGCTCTCCTAATTCTTGATTAGTAGATGGAAATGTAAATATTCTTGCAGGTATAAAAACTCCAGGAAACTGCTGAAAAGTAAAAAACAACCTATAGTCTCCTCTCTTATCTCTTTCTTTAGCAGTAGATCCTAATATCTGCTGTGTGAAAGTATATAATTCATATCCTCTTCTCCATCTAGTCCACAAAGAATCATGATTGTAAAATTTAATTTCACTTTCTAAAGAATAACCGTCAGATCCTCTTGGATACACACTAGGTTCTTTAGGTTTATTTTCAAAATTTTTAAATTGTTTTTTAAATTCAAAATTCGATTTTTTATCAAATTTATCGAATCCAAATGGCATCGTTCTTAATAGAAACCACCCTGTATATTACAATAAAATCCATTTGTTAATGCAGTAGCACCACTAGCAGCTACATATAATGCTTGACCTCTTCTTAACATTAAACCTCTTTGTTTTGGAGCAATTTCATTATTAGATCCAGCAAAATTTAAAGCTCCTGATTGAACTGTAGGATGATTAATTAAAGGTAATTTTTCTGTAAGTGTTGTACTTAATATTTGATTCTCCGATACTTGTGGAATACTTTGAGTAAATAAGGGGAAGAATTGATTAATGTTTGTAATTGTACCTGTACTAACAAGATAAAAACAAAAATCAACGGGTAAAGAGACATTAACATTTCCATTTGCTGCTGACTGAGATGGGACATCTACATCAAAAGTAGTAGATGTGAAATTTAACGTATCTTTAACTTCAAAGGTATCATCTTTTGGAACTACACCAGTGTTGTATGTAAGAAAATCTAAAAATACTTTTTGTCCAATTTCTAAATTATGTCCACCTGATAAAGTTACCGTACAAACTGTTCCTGTTGCAGAATAAGTACCCTGAGTAGGAGTTACTGCATCAAGTTTTTGTATAGATCTTTTTGCATATGTAAACCAAATTTCATCAATATAAGCACCACTAATTGAAGTATCAGTTAATGCAGAGTCAACATCAAATACTTTTGTTGCATTACCAACAGCTGTTGGAACTAAGCTTGTTAAAAATGATTGTCCCGACGCAACTGTACATAGTGTTGAGGTTGTTGCTGGGCGATCAACCATTAACGGTTGTTTGTTTGAACTACTACTTGCCACGTTATTTATTCATAGGACTTGTTTTAATTATATAGGAAGGCTTTTTACTTATCTTTCTTATCTTCTTTTTTATCTTTAGCTTTGGTAGCTTTATCTAAAGCTTCTTTTCTCTTCTCTTTGTCAGACATTTCCTTACCATCTTCCTTCTTTTTATTTTTATTTTTAAAATATTCTAATAATTGTGGTGGCATTTTACCTTTTTTGTCAGCCATCTTGATTCTCCTCTGGTTGGGTTTTCTTAATTAAGTCAGGGGTAAGATCTAATCTGGGAACAGATAAACGCAAAGTCTTTGTAAATCTAGTTGGTAATTCACTGCCTTTAGTCTGTGCTATAGGCTCTTCACCTGCTCTGAT